CGATCTGGGGTTTCTGCTCGCCCATCTGCGGGCCCTTGGGCTGAACAGTCTTGCCCTGCTCGATGGCCCCCGCCGCGATGAGGTTGTCCTTCGGCTCGTTCGGAGTTCCGACAGGAGCCATCTCATCGGACAGCTTCTTCAGGAAGGACGACAGCTTCGCCACCTCGGCCGGAGTCACGTCGGAAGCACCTGGCTTCTTCTCCTGCGGCTTCTCCGCACCGACGGCACCAGGGGAGGTGTCGAGACGGGTCGTACCCTTCTCGCCCACCCACTCGCTGGACGGAGTCTGGGCCGCATCGAGCGGTCCGGTCCCTGCCGCCATCTCGGTCTGGAAGCGACCATCACCGGTCACGCTGTTCCCAGCCTCGGCTTCCGCTGCGGCCTTGACCATGACACAATCCGCCGCGTAATATGCCGCCTCGACAGGGTTGGCTTCGGAAGCGTACTTGTTGACGCCCACGTCCTTGGCGCCGCCGGTCTTGACATGAAGGTCGTTGGCCACAGCTGCCAAGCGCCGCACCACGAGCGATGCTTCCTTGGGAGTCAGACCGTCCTGTTCCGTGACTTCACGAACGTCCTGATCCGTGAAATCATCCGCCACCGCGTCGGCCGCCATTTCCTCCGCCTGTTTCGAGGGCCAGGTCACGAGGCCGAGCGCCGCCATCTGGTGCGACATTCCACGAACATGTGCGCGCTTGAAGAGTGCCATCTTTATTCCTCCGTTCCGGCTAGCGATTACTCGCCCGCCAGACCTCCGATGAGACCACCAGCGCCCATACCAGCGCCGAAACCACCGCGAGCGCCGAGATTGACGTTACCCGCTGTGCTGTTGCGATGGATCAGATCAAGCAGCTTGGCCGGGGCCTCAGTAGCAGCACCGACACCCGGGCCAGTGAACTTCCCGGCGAGCGAAGCACCAGGAACGCCACCGGTCAGCTCCCCGAGGAGCTGTTGCAGCTTAGGATGAAGGGGCTCTCCGGTACGCATGTTAATGCCACCCGTCCCCTCCAGGAGATTCGTCAGGTTCCGCTCCGTACCTCCGAAGGCCCGCGCCATCGGGTTGTACAGCGCACCAGCGCCCGCGCCGAGAGCCGCGCCGCCCAGACCGCCGATGCCCGCGCCCAGGCCGACATCCCCTAGGACATCGAGCGCGTCCCGATCCGCGATCTTGATCGCGAGGTCCTCGGCCACCTTCTCCTGATAACCGGCCTCGCGGAGAGCAAGAAACGCCCCACGGGCATACGCCAGCTTCAACATTTCAACGCGGTTCATGTCTACTTCCTCCATCGGTTTGAGCACCCCGCGGGAGCGCTTTCGTTCTTTAGCAAGAGTTTATTTGTTCTCTTGCGAATCCGCAATGTCTTTTTTACCCACCAACTCCGGCCCCCAAAAGACCGGCTCCAGCCATCCCAGCCATCGGTATATATTGGTGGTGCAAAGGAGACGCAACATCCGAAGCCTGAGACGGTTCACCTGTTGCGAGATGTCGGACTGCTCCACCGACATGACGCCCGATAGCTGTTCCTACTGGCATGGCAGCCATGGCACCCATCATGCCGAGAGGCCCGAATGCGGCATTACCCATAAGAGCTCCCGTGGCAAGCCCGCCGATCTGCTCGTACTTGTCAGGGTCATTGCCTGCTGCCGTATAAGCAGCCATGCCTGCGGGGATCCCGTAGAGCAAAGTCTTGTTGAGCAACCCAGGAGCGGAAAGACCATGACGAACTAGTCCACCCTCACCCAAGAGAGTACCGGCTCTCAACTGCTGGAATGCTTTGACCGGTTGTCCGAAAGTTTGGATCCGAAAGTTATGCAGAAAAGCAGGAACTTTCTGGGCTATCCAACGAGCCACAGGATTCGCGAATTTCTCCAAGCCAACCGAGGAAAGCGCCTCACGATAACCACTGTAGTACGTACTCCTCATTTAATACCGGCCTTTCGGACCCGTCCCGAACTCGGTACTACTGAGAGCGTACGCGGGTACAGGACTCGTTCCATGTACGTCAGTTATCTCACCAAACTGTGCGGCCTGCAAGATGGACGACTTGAGGTCACGGTGCGCCAATCGAGCCATCCAGTCAGGGTCAAGGAGAGGGGAAGTCGTTGCAGGCTTCATGATGAACTGCACCTCAGGAGCTCGGGGAGCAATTGCCACATCATTGACCTTCTGAGACTTGAGAAATTTCACTATCTGTGGCGTGACCCGCATGCCTGCCGAGTAATGGAAATACTCCTTCCCGAGAGTCTCTCCGAGTGCGTCATCCACAGGCATCGTCCTTACGCCGTGCCTCAAGGCACTCTTGAGGTGGTTGTAGCTGACAATGTCGCCTTTTAAGAAAGTGTTACTAGGGTCGTTGAGGATCTGTACGTGATTCATCTCGCCCTTGGCCAACAACTCGAAATGCCGGGAGTCCAAGTCTTGACCTTGGTCCTTGTAGAGATTCTTCAGGGTGTTTACGACGTAAAGGCGACCCGCAGCGAGGCCCTTGTGATTGACGACTTCATCCGGTTTGGGGACGCCTTGACTGAGGGCATCCCCCCGCTCCATGACTTGTCCCTGTGCAACTGTTACATCCAAGTTGGGATTTATGTAGTGCTGGTGGTCATCTACATAGACATAGTGTCCACCTTGAGGAGCTACCTCGATCTTCGAGATCTTGCCGTCTCTTTCAGCAAGGGTCGCCTTGTTGATGAACTGGTGGGGGGTCTGGATGATCTGCCTGAAGCCCTGGACTCCGTGAACCTGTGCCCTGGCGCCTTTAACCGTCATCACGCCGTGTTTCGCGCTAAGGGCGAATTGCGTCAGAGGTTCCGACATGGCCTGGGCAGCACGTACCCCCACGTTTGTGCCATGGACGTGAAGCTGACCCTTCTCATCAAGACCCTGGCATCGCTGACAAACTCCGTCTCCTGCTTCACAGGTCATGGGAGACCTGACAAGAATCTTGCCTGAAAGCTTGGAAAGTTTGCTTTGGACGGCAGGGGTTACGAGAGTGCCCTTCTTAAAACCCCCGGCATCGCGCGCCAGGAACCGGTCAACAACGTCAGAGCTATCAGCAGGCATTAAAATGCCGTTCGAAGTTCCACAGTCGTCTTCCGTGACGATGATGTTCTGCATGTTGCTGACGAGAATCTTCGCGAGCTCGCCTGGTTCTGAAACAGACACGGTCGACTTGATGGTATCCAGGATTGCTTCGTTACCCGCCACCCAATAGTCCGAAGGCTTTAGGCCCTCACTGTAGGAGCGGTGAATCATCCAGGGCTCGGTCTTCCCACCGGCGTTCCTGGCATAGACAGGAGACCCAACGATCTTCATGTACTGAATCGGATTGCCGCGTGCACCACTTCGCACCTGCTGGGTCATTGTCCCTGGATGACTTGAGACATGCTTCAAGACATCTACCTGGGCGGCTTCGACTATTTCTCTCTTCCGCTCGTCACTTGTTGCGGCATTGAACCTCAAAGTATGGGGCTTCAAGGCAGCATCTCTGGACTTGTAGTCCGGCTCTATGTCATCAAGACCAACCGACAGGCCTTCAGAAGTAGCTAACCTATCCCCGATCTTCTTGAGAGCGGCTATTGTCCGAACATAGACGTGAGCGTCTTTGTGCGCAAGGTCGGCCATACTCTTATTCAGCGCCTTCTTTCCCGTGGGTCCCTCAATGGAGTACCCCGCGGGCATCGCGGCGTTGAGCAGATGACGACCAAATGTGGACGTCGTTGACATCCTAGAAACGTCCTGGCATCACGGGAGACGGCCCCGTGGCCATCTCGTTGGAAATCGGATGGGGCTCACTCCAGACGGTATTCCGGTTGAGATGCCCTTCGACGTTCTCCCCTTTGCCGGTCAACGCCTTGGCTTGTGTCATCTGTTCCGGAAGTTGAGAAATCGCTGCGGCGAGTTGTCCCGCAGGCATATCCTCGTCTCCAGTCTCCAAAGGTGTAGGTGCTTCCAGCGTCGAAGGCCTATCGCTCTTTGTTTCCGCTAAGCCCAGTTTCTGTAGAGCTTGAAAGCGTCCATATTGGAAAGGAGTCATGCCCGCCTCTTTCTGTGTCTTTGTCACGTTCTTCAACATCCAGGACTGGCCTTTCGTCTGGAACAGAATGAATTGCTGCGGAAGGCCATTCACTTTTCTTTCGAATTTTATCTTGTCCGGCTTCGAGGATATCACGTTGACGGGTTCTTTGTGGACCATCTCCACCATGCCCTTGCCGTATCCTTCCTTGATTTCCTGTGGGCTCTTTACGCCGTAATTGAGCGCATAGCGCGCCGTGTGTGTCGGTGTATGAACTGCGAGGATAGGAGGATCAAGGGGGCTTGGGAGCTTCGCCTTGGGCACCGCCCACGAGTGTGCATGGGTCGTGTTGGGGTCCACGAGACGCAAGTCCCAGTGTTTCCCTGCACGCTCAGCATTGTGAAGCTGAATCGCCATCGTCCAGGTCTTGTCGTTGAGTTCTGGAAGTGGGTATGTGGTGCGAGCAGCTGGAATACCTGGAGCGAACTCTTTCACAGCTGCAAGCTTTCGGGGGTTAGCGTCGTGTATCGGATCAAAGCCTTTGAGTTGTTCTCTTGTTAACGGCATTGAGATGAAGCCCGTAGCACTGTTGAGAGCATGCGGCGCTCGAATCGAACCTTTGTCGTGGAACGTTGAGATGTCGAGACGAACTTCGTTCAAGTTGGGCGGACGATCGACAACGAGGTCATCTCTCTTCTTCGCCAAATCTCTCACGACCGCCTTGAGCTTCTCGCGCATTTCTCCTGTCGGGTAGTGCTTGTCCAATTCTCCCCTGACATAGAAACCGCGTCCACCTGAGAAGGCAATGCTCGTGTTCTTGACTTGCGGCATCTTCCTGAGAGCTGCCTCAACTTCAGGAACAAGAGGCTTTAGGGAAGAGAGGTCACGCGAAGAACCGGAATCAAGATCAACCCAAAGTTGATTTGTCTGCGCACCGATGGTCGGATGAAACTCTGTGTGGCGTCTGTCTCCATACCACTCCAGGTCTTTCGGGGAGTTGATGCGGATAGGATTGCCTCTGTCGTAGCGCTTGTAGATGATCTGGTTGGGCGCAGGCGACTGTCCGACAAGAAGGTCTTGTCCCCTGAGATAGGGCAAAAGCTTTTTCTGTACATCAGGGCGGGCATAGTAACGCCGAACCTCATCCTTGGTGAGTTCGAGTCCGGACGTTATCTTCGCTGTGCCTTCAGTCGCCAATGGTCACCCGTGTTCCTAACCCTATCTTATTACTATGATACGCTTTCATGGCATCGGCCGTAGTCTTGAACTTGACGGGCTTGTTGCCCTCGTCCACGGTCGAGGCGTGATCTACACCCATGATAGCCTCGTGTTGGGGGAAGACAAGGAGGTCGTTCTTCGACTTGTCGGAGAAGAGAATGTGCGTCAACGTCATGGCCTTCGCATCAGTGACTGCTCCTGGACTTACGGGAGTATGTATCTGAAGGGTGTCGAATACGATGAGTTGACTTGCCGTCATGAAGGTGTTGCCTTCTGGGACCGTAATGTCCCAAGCATCTCGTTTTCCAGGTAGAGGAATAACTTCTTCGAGATAATCCCAGACTAAATTAGGATTAGTTACGTTTTCAAACCACGCCTGTCCTCCAGCGGAAATAAGCGCGGCATCACCCAAACGTTGACGTAGTTTCTCAAAGGTTGAACGCCCGATTCGTCTATCCTTTTTTGCGTGAGATAACGACACATGAAGACACTGTTGCGCTTTTGCCACAACTATTTCTTCTTCAGTTGCATGCTTACAGATGTTCCCCGAATTTCCAATCAGAGTTTTAATACGACTGGCTGTTTCAGCAGTCAAAGGAACGGTATCGTTCCGACAATTGTCTTCGGCTTGTGAAAAATCCCAAACAGCCAATCGCGCTAAATTCTCTTTCTTCCGCGGGTGTACGCAGGAGAGGTGTGTAGCAATCTTAGCTAAAGCCGGCGCTGAAAAAGTAACCTGATACGCTTCTTTGTTTTTATACTTAGTCACGCGGCTAGGAATCTGTAGGAGCAATGCGAGTACTACAACATCGTGTGCCAATTCCGGAGAAATCGTGGTGTAGTGTGCAATAACCTGCGGGTGGTTCTTTGCCTTCGCTTTCACAATGCTGACTGTTCCGTCTGTATCAATCAAGCCCGAGAGTAATCCCAGCAAGAATTCACGCGGCGCATAGACAAAGAAAGGTGGAATTCTCTTATTTATGGCCCCCCGCTTGTTTTCGAGGAGAACACCCAAAGCAGTAGCTAACGCAGTATTATGAACGTGTATTTTTTGGGAGTGACATGTGTGCCCCTCCCACGTGTGGTTATTATCGTATGTCTTGTGGTCAACATGCCGGTTAACTATGGCCTGGCACTCAAACACAAACCGTTCTCGGATATCTTTTTCAACACTAGCCAAACCGATTGCATGTCCTCTGATGTCCTCTTTATGTATTCGGAGGTCAACATTCTTTCGGCGCTCAGGGGATTGATATGTAATCCAACCATCCCCGATAATCGCCCCCAATAACCAACCTAGTCCCGCGGTGAGCGGGATATCTTTATTTACGGTGTAAATCTTCGACCCTATCTTTTTCTGTTGAGATGTTATCGGAGCACCCAAAACAATACGCTCCGCAATTTGATTTTCGGTCCGCGCAAGTTGTCGCGGTCTCGGAACTGCCCAGTCCGGATGCTTGCTTGGACTGAATCGTTCCAGTTTTCCGGTTTCAGGGTTCAGACCAAAAAGGCTGTCGTCGCTTGAAACTTCAGTTATCCGCCCACTGGCAGTTATGACCTTCACCATTTTCAAGTCGTGATGAATTGAGAACTGCGTTACTTTACGCAACGCAACGGACTGCTGTTTCGGGTCATACCCAAAAACAAAAATACCACCGGGAACATCGAACGTTTCTTTGTTACCTTTAATCATTTGCGTCTCCATCCTTCGGGGGAAATCCCGAATATGGAGATTGTAGTAGCCTTCGGGTAAACTGTCAATATCGTATTTTGCATTTAGTTCTTGAAGAGCTAAAACAGGGAAACAGCCTCGGGAGACCGGCTGTGCGAAATACACCAAAAGTATATCGGAACACGAATCTCCGTCGTAATCTAAATTTTGAGCCTTTTCGATAAATGGGTTCACTCGAATAGTTTTTCCTGGAACCATCCGCGGATACGCCGCGATCATGTTGAACCGATGCAGTGACGGCGCGCGATTGAGAATCACAGGACGTTCCGTGGCTTCTCGCAACAGCGCTGCCTTTGCTGCGGGATGCCGGTCCTTCGCCATCTTCTGTGCATCGATTGCGCTGTAGCCCTGACCCACGAGCCGCTTGATGATGAATTTCTCCCACATCGTCCAAAGCATATCATCAGGGACGCCAATCTCTTCCATGCCCAAAGTAAGATCAGGAACTGCTGTCCCCCGTCCCGCCACATCCTGTGTGCGCTTCATGAGCTTGGACTGGAAGTACCCGTACTTCGGACTCGACACCCCCGCGATGTACGTCAAGAAGCCCTTGTGGCCGCGCGCTTGGGACTTAGTCGTTATGGGGTCTCCGGTTCCGAAAACAGCGCCTACTGCGGCGTGTAACACAGGCCGCAGGTTCTTCTCTTCGTCCGGAACTGTTCCTGCTTCTTTGATCTCTTTGAACTGGTTGTTCACATAAACTAGGTCTCTGTAGAGCGGGTTCACGTCGGCGTACATCAACTCTGAGCCCCCCCGTCCAGGAAGGACCGGTCGAAACACCGGCGGGATCACCGGCACGTGGTTGAGAATGTACGCCTTGTCCGGGGTTAAGCCCTGAGCTTTCAGTGCTCTAATATACTTCACCTGCTTGAGCTGATTATCGAGTTGGTCTGCTCTCTTGCCTTTCATGGCAATGAGAAGTTCTTTCTCTTTAGCGTCTAGGTCGATCTTCTTGAGCTCTCCCTGTATCCACTTCCCGCCCTTCTCTGCGATAGCTTTGTCTAACTGAGGGCCGCTCATTCCGAGAAGACGCCGGACTGGGTCCCTGAAGACAGGATGAACTACCGGCTCACTTAGGGCGATATGAGCCCACTTCGCACCCTGTAAACCTCCCGTTGTCACGGGGTCAAAGAGCCCCCCTGTCTCAGGTTTCAAGTCTTTCGCTCGAACCAGTGTCGGCTCCTTGACCTCGCCTGAGGACATAGCCAACACGTCTTTATCTGTTAGAGGAGCAAGAGAAACTCTAGAGCCTTCGCGATGGACTCGTACGCCCGCACCAACAAGCATGTTGAGGAATTTATCACTGGCAAATGCGGCCTTTGGTGGAGGAGTCGGATAACCGAGCTGGAGGGCCCGCCAGTATTCATCATTCTTCTGGCTTTTGATCGTCGCAGATTCCTGTAGAACATTTCTCGCGTTGTGTCCGATGAGTGCATCAAATTCCATTTTGCCGATGGCTTTTGCACTTTGAGCTCCGCCCTTGGTAGGCTGCTGGTTTACGTCGTATGTGTCTACACCGCGGGCACTGTAATTGGTGTCTGTAGACTTGAAAAGCTTGAAGATGTACTGCCTTCCCACAAAGACCCCAGGAATCTTTTTGCCTGTTATCGGGTCGGTCACGGTCTCTTTATCTTTGACGCCATGCTCCTTTAAGAGGTCCTTGGCCCACTTGACGTTGTTCTTTCCGGTGAAGTTGTCGACTAAGATCGGCTTGCCTGTTTTCTCGACGACCTTACCCACCGCAGTTTCAATGATCTGTGAGGGGTTTATGCGGCTGATGACCCCGGCCGAAGTCATGAGAATGTCGATGGGTTTTCCCGCCTCATCTTTTATCATCTGGTCATTCGGCAGAACCAAAGAAACAACACCTTTGTTTCCGTAACGACCACTCAGTTTATCCCCGACCCCCATCGTCTCTTTCGTTCTAACCGTTACGGTAATCCGTTTCGGCGTCTTCACGACATCAATAACTTCACCAGGATGGTCATGCTCCCAAGTGTGAGTGCTGTCCCGATACGGCCTTGCCAACGACTTGTGAAGGCGCCCAAGCATGATGTCGTCCGACGTCAACTGAGACTTCCTGAGACTAAAGATGACCGGCTCACCGGGATGAACCTGTGTCCCAGGTTTAATCACGCCTTCAGTATCGACATTCTTGTAATTCTCCCTCAGATAACTGTTCCCGTAGTAGACCTGGTGCTTGTCCTTGTTGAATGTCAGGTCCGGGTCGCGCGGGATGACGATCTTGTACATCCTCTCGGACGTGAGTTTCTTCGCTGCACCTTCGCTGATGACCACGGCGTCGTTCGAGTTGTAACCATGGTACGGCATGTAGGCCACGCTCATGTTCTTGCCGAGAGCGAGCGTACCATTACGTGTGAAGTTGGACCCGCCGAGGTGCTGCCCGGCCTTGACCTCATCCCCCTCTTTCACGGTGATGTCATGGTGCAAAAAAGTCTTCGCTGCCAGGGGGAAGTTGGTCTCATACGGAATCTTGATGAGCCCCGCGTCTTTATCTGCTGCTCCTAATTTGACCTTGTGGGGTTTGATATAGATATAATCTTTATCGATTTTAGCCACGGTTCCCGACACCGGCGTCACGGGGTTTATAGCGCCACCCATCAACTTCTCGAACGACTTTCCCGTCTGTGAACGGACCTGTACGTAGGGTTCTTCCCTCTCAATGAGGGACAGGGCCTGTGTCTGGTGCTTCGCACCCATGATGGCCCTGTTGCCCTGAGAAGACTCTAAGAAGGGGAGCAGATTGGTCGTCGGGCTGTAGAGCACTGAGGGATGCGGGATCTGGTATTGCACTTTCGACGCAGGGACCTGCCGAACCACCCCATTGACCAACGCATCGACCGTACCCTTGATCTCCTGGTTAGGGAACGCCACGACCGAGGACTGAAGCTCTCCGGCTCTGATATACCGATGCTTCTTGGCATTTACGTCGTAAATGGGGACGTGCAGATTCCCGCGAGAATCCGTCATGGCCCGCATGGCGGCACGGATATCGATGCCTGCCCTGAAAGACTCGGGTGTCCGGATGGGGTCTAAGGCACCGATTTGGGTGACATGTGTCTGACGCGCCTCCATGGGGATGGCACGCTCGGTCGAGATGCCGCCTTCGCCAAGGGATGTGACACGCACAGCAGAGTCTATGAGCTCCAGGGGATTCGTCTGTGTCGGCACGGCGACAAGCTGCGATGAATTGATGAACTGGATCAAGCCCCTTGTAAAGGGGCCTGCCGCTATGATCTTCCTGATTTCAGGCGTCGCTTCGGCCTTGATGGCGGCTTTGCGGGCAATGTCACGGGCATCGAGCTTGATGCGCTCTTTGAAGAAATCTTCTATGGAGTGAAAGCTCTTGAAGTCAAGATTGTCACGGTCATCAACCTCGTCAGCTTGTCTGAAGATTCTCAGGATCTTTCCGGAGGCGTCCAAGATCCCATGCGGCGTCACGGTATCGTAGGGTTTGCCAAGAGTGCGGACATTCACTTCAGGGTCCATCTTCACTACGCCGTAACGCCGGAGAATCTCCTGCATCATGACGTCTGGAGTCGCACCGCTCACGCGGGCGTATTCCGGCACCATCTTCCCGTAGAGCTTCTCCACGGTCTTGTCCGCGTTCTTGAAGGTCTCCGTGTGGTTGTAGTCGGCCATCTTCTTGCCCCACGACTCGGCGATCTGCTCGTGGGACACACCGGCCTTCCTGAGAATGGGATACACCGGAATCTTCGTCGAACCATACTCCAGGTGTGGAATGCCCTTCTCGGGGTCCATGCTCACGTTGAAGTTGCTGCCGCCTACTATGTTGAACTGTGCTTCTAAAATACCGTTGGAGCGCTTACGGGCGTACACGCCTGGCTTGGGACGAACCATGTTCGAAACGGAGTATTCATTCCCACCCACTATCAGGGTGTGGCGGGGAGTGAACCAGGGGATGCGGGCCAAGGTGAAGTTCTTGGCCTTGTCGATGACTTTGCCTTCGGCGTCCTTGAGAATGACCGTCCCCTTCACGACTTCTGAAAGGGTGTCTCCCTTGAGAATGGCCTCTTTCTGCTCCGAAGGACTGAAGTCATGCTGGTCATAATGCAGGTCAGCAAGCTCTATGTTCTTGTTTCGAGACTTGATCGGGAAGGACTCTTGGAGTCCTTCCAGAACTTTGGCCCTGATTCGATCCCGCTTCTCCTGCGGGCCCATGAGAATCGGTGTGAGGACTGGTGTTAGTTCAGGCATGGAGACAGCATAACATCGAGCGATTTAGCGGTACAAGAAGATAGCAAGGAGGTCATCAATGATAATCACGTTCATTGAAATCCTGATTCTCATTCTTTAGTGGGAGACCCCTTGGGCGTGGAAAGTGGGACGACCTTGTCGTCGGCACTGGAGCCTGTCCCTTTTTTGGCCTTCTTTTTGCCTTCGGCAAAAACGGCCTCAGGGTTGGGCGGATAGACAGCGTCACGGCTCTTGCGTTGCTTCAGCTTTTCGAGGCTGGCGTCGTCAAGACGCCACCAGAGAATATGCACGCAGCGAGCGTCGCTGGAACGGATGTTGAAGAACTCTTCTTTCTGAAGAACGGCTTCACCAGAGAGACACATGTCCTTGATGGCCTTGTACTCTTGCTCTTGAACGTGGGGGCAGGTGTAGTCTCCACTCTCAGGCAGCTCGACCTTTTCGTTGGCGATATCGAGCTTGCAGCGAGCGCAGTTTTCCCAGGGTCGCCACAGCACGAAGACTTTCGAGAAGCTCACGCAGTTGATGTCCATCGCGAGCTTTCCCGTTTTGCGGGGAGGGGTTGCTACCTGCGAATTTGCCGCTCCGAAGAAATCCGGCAAGTCGAACATTACCAACTCGGGGCTAGTGTCCTCGCCGCGAGCCGCGTGCAGAATGTCGATAAGGGGTTTGTCTTCAGCTGGCATTTTTAACCTGTCAACCCTGCTGTAGCCTGAGCTTTACCACTCAAGTTAGCTTGTTCGAGACGTTGCACTGTTACCGAATACAAAACATAATCCTCGGTCTCCAAGGCATGTAGCTGGCTTCTTTTCATGCTGGGGTCCATCATCCCGAGCTGTTGCACAATCTGGTCCGCCTGCGCAATAACCTGTTGCTGGTTGTATTGTTGCGGCCCTACCTGCGCTTGCTGTTGAGCCTGAGTAGCAACGTTATTCTGAATCTTCGCGACCTCTTTTTGGATGTCGTTTTGCCGGCGAATCGCATCCAGGGCTTCTTGCTTGATGCGAGTCTCCTCTTTGTTCAGGTCGATGTCGTAGAGCTCGGCCATGGTTGTCTGCGAGATGATGGGGG